CAAACCCCGCCTCTTTATAGTAAAGCAAAGCTCCGCCGTTCATAGCCCCGACCGTTTCCGTACGAGCGATTAACTTTGCCTTTACTCCGGCATTGTTGAAGTAATCCCGTATCAAATCACGGACACCAGTAGCTATTTCCGTCATTGTAGCCCCTTCGATAACACCGCCTTCTATCGACGTCTTAATTTTGGATAGAAGCTGTTTCCGGATAGTTTCCTCAATTCCGGTGATGTTAACGAGCCGAAGTTGAAGATAAGCTGTTGACTGCTCACCTGCAACTGAGGCGGGGTCTTCGGCTGACTTTGTTGAGCTTTCTTCTGCATTTTGAATACCCGCTAAAATGCTTTGCCTGACTATAGGTTCAACTAAAGACTTTAATTCATCCCTACTCTGTTCCCAATTAATGCTTATCCTTTGAGCACCCAATTCAATGTCCGGTAAAGCCAAGAGTTTAGCCCTCATTGAATAGAAGTGCCTCTTGAGCTTCCTGAACATCTGCGTCTCAAGTGGCGTCTGTCGCTTAATAAATCCCCTTAATAGCGTTGCTTGTTTCTGTGTATAGAATTTCGCCTCAATCGCTTTGCCAAGGCTGTCCTGTGGTGTTTCCTCGGGAAGCTCCTCTGGCTCTGTCCATGCGGAAGCCGGAGACATCCCCGCATTTATCCACCATTCATCTCCCCAAGGTTTCTTCTCAAACCCGAATTCCAATTCGTCATTAATCTCGTTGCGGGTAAAGCCCATGTTAAATAATGATTGGGCTGTAAGCACCTTGTCTTTGAAATCCTCGTGGAACGCCGGAACGTTCCTGTAATCAAAAGCAAAAAAGGTTCCCCGCCCGTACTTAACCATATACCCATAATTGATTGCGTCTTCAACCTTCCTCAACATGGGCATTAGTGTATATAGCCAAAACACTTTCATCTGCCCTGTAAAGGTTGCATAGTTTAGATTATCCGTTATATTGAATAAAGCCTTAGGAGCCCTATACTCGCCGAGGATTTCTTCACGGCAGAACTTCTTTTGCTCCATGTAATCCATGTCCTTGTGCGTAGCAGATATTGTGTGTGCTTTTAATCCGCCTTCAAGTACAGCCATACTTCCGGCTTTATCTGCCCCCTGATGTTTCGCCTTCCACCACGCCCTTACTTGTTCACGTTGAGGTTCGGTCATAGTCTTGTCTGTTTCCAAAACAAGATGTGGCGTGGCATCATTATCAAAGAACGATTTGTTGAATAATGAAGAAAGCTCGTCTAGGTTAATCTCCTTGCTTATAGCTGACAAAGGAGAAAGCCCCCTATACAAATCAGAAGGGTTAAAGTCTTTTGAGAAGATAATATCATCTGTCGTATACTGCTTGTTCCCATACGTCCATCCGGATATCCTGTCATTCTCTACTTTATGAACAAGCACCGTCGGGTCAAGAACAACAAGAGATGGAAGTTTATTTCCAGACTGCTCACCTAACGTGCCTTCCTCTTTCAAAATAGCAATCTCACCCGTCAACTGATAAAATCCGGCAATCTCTCCGATAAAATCATTCCAACTCTTTCCTGTTGACGGATTAGCAAAGCGTACAGCAAGCTCGTCATTCTTAACAGTCTCCCCCGCCTTGTTGACGAAAGACGGCTTCGCCTGTGGAGCGTTATCAATAATCGCTTTAATTGATTTGTATACGCTCGGGACGGATTTATAAGCCGTCTTATCCGCCTGAGTATTCGCCAAAGGTTTTCCGGTAGAGAAGAAGCTCGCCCAATTCAATGTCTTTGCTATCTGTTCAGTTACCGCCTTATCAACAAGGGCTGTCAATTCAGGCGTTTTCATAAACTCGAAACCGAATAGTTTCATGCAAGCCCTCCTAATCCAGATATATCATAGGTAATTGTTTATGCAACAATTATTAATTAATTCGGCGACCAGACGAAAATGCCCGTTGCCTCTGTAAGTGCGTGTACCGCAAGACACAACGAAAAGAAAGCGTCTCCATGCCCTTCAGAAGTAACAGGGGCGTTCAAATCGCTGTCCACAGATAGTATTTGTCTACGCTGTCTATGGTCTTCTAGCAGACGTATCTTGCGACTGCTAACTATCCTGTCAAGCTCTGTTGCCATAGCGAACTTAGTCCGGCTTGTGAAGGGGATTCCCTCCATCTCAGCGGGCAATTCGCCCTTCTCCTTAGACAGCTCGAACTCCGAACGGGTGTCGTCATAGAACAATTTCTGCACACCAAAAGTCCTGATAACCTCTCGGCAATACTCTATTTGTTTCTCATAGTCCCACCCATCCATGAACTTTGAATGTACTTGATAAATCATTTCATCACGCATGGCGAGTATAAATACGTGGCTCGGATGTGTCTTTTTGCCTATGTCCATCCCCCCGACAACTATTGTTTTTCCTTTCAGTTTTGGCGGATTGTTCATTTCATAGTTCTTTAATCGCTTACATTCAATACTGTTATAAGCAGAGTAGCTAATGTAGTTATCGCTTGACCTTACTGGTCTACATCTGAACTCTTGATTGAAAGCCTTCTCGCCCATCAAGGCTTTCTTGCTCATCAGCTTGTCCCAACTCCACATACCTTCCCACCACGTCTTGTGTTTCACTTCGTCCACTATCGAATCGTATCTTTTAACATCAAACCCTTTCTTGTCTTGCAGAACAGAAAAGAGGTCGCTTTCATCCTGTTGCGTTCCGACAATATGCAGAAAGTCTTTCGGCATAGGCTCGACTTCCATTAAGAAAGCATCAGTAATCTTCTGTATTTGGGACAAGTCTAATCGTGAGGTTGGGTCTTTTAAGATGTCATCAAGGATAATCCCGTGAGGGTGTTTGCCTCGTTTGAACGTCAATATCCCGTTTGGGTCACAAAAGAACTTTCCCTTGTCGTTCTTGTAGGAAAGAATGCTTTCGCTGTCCGTTAAGTCTTCAAAATCCCCGAACAGCTCTGGTAATACCTCGATGAACCTTTTAATGTTCTTAGTGTGATAAGCCCCAAGCTCCGTAGTGTAAGACATATATTGCCATTCATTATACGGGTATTGCATACGGAAGATTTGCCAAGCGATAAACGCCTCGGCAAGTGTTGACTTGAGGTGATACCTTGGGGCTATTGTGGCTGTTCTTGAGTTAAATTGCAACCTGTCGCAAACGCCCATGAGATGAGTCGGGTTGATAAACCTGTTCTCAACCCTTCGTATTGCGATTGACCAAGCGTAAAAGAAGAAGATTTCGAACGAACTCTTACAATACCCGTAGAAAGATGTCCCGTGAGCAGACATTAACAGCCCTCACTTTAGCCTGTCCATGAAGTCCTGTTTGATTTGTCTTTGCAAAGAGATATCTTCTTCAGGGAACTTCGGGTTCCCTCCGTTGCTTATGCTTGTGACAACCGTGTTATTGACAACCGCCCTTCTATCTCTCCATTCTTCAGGAAACTTGTTTGTCAGAAGGAAAATCAAAGCTGTCATGTTCGGTGCTTGTGCAAACATCGCATTCTTCTCATCCCATTTACCTTGAGCATTACGGAACAGGGTAGATTGGAGGGACGCTTTAGCGGATTGCTTGGCATTCTCTAAAGCCTTGCATAAGTCAGGATATCTTTTCATCCATCTTCCTACAGTAGAAGGGTTTACGCCCCAATACTTAGCCAAGTCTTCATTGGTAGCACAGAATACGGAAGCAAGAGCTAGGGCTTCCTTAACCATCTTCGGTTTGTATAACGGTGGTCTCCAAGCGGGTCTTTTAGGCATGGGCTACTCTCTCTCTGTGGTCTATGTCATCAAATTTGATAAACCCGACATGACCGCATTTCTCACAGACAGTTTTTAGATAATCAATGTTCTCAAGAGTGTTCTGTTTGTCTTGGTTTGCTTGCTCTATGTCCGCATCGGTTACGACAGAGCCCGTTTCTCTTTGGGTCAAATCGTCGATTGTAGCCAGCTCGAAATTGAGAAAGGACGTGTCGATACTGACCGTGTTTAGCTCAGAGCGTAACTGCTCGACATCCCATTCAGAGAACTCCGAAATCCTGTTATCTGAGATGCGGTCTAATCTGATAGCGTCTTCATCAGCCGTTGTAATAACGCAAGGAACTTCCTCCATACCTAATTTAAGAGCCGAGGCGTATCTGGCATGACCTTTAACGATTATCCCGTCTTTATCGATAACAATAGGGACATTGAACCCAACCCTTGGGATAATGTCAATAAGAGCCGTTACCGTCCTGTCGTTTATCCGAGGATTCCTAAAGTAGGGCTTTATGTCACCCACCTTCTTCATAACTATTTCTTTAATTACCTCCATTGTTTTTCCCTTTCTCTTGCTGTTCGTATTTCAATCTCTCCGTAATCTGCTTCTCGGAATATTTAGCCATGCTGTAGTTGCCCTTCTCATAGAGCTTGGAATATCCTGTTATGTGCTTCAACCTAACCAGTTCTTCAGCCTCAAGCCCTATATTATTACATATCTCCTTATCTGACAATCCCTTGTTCAACATATCGACAACCAG